CTTTGACAAGATCATGCGAGTTCGCCTTCCGGCTTACCCGTTTGTGACGGTTAAAGGTGGTTCTTTACGAAGCTCCCCTGGTCCTGTTACGAAAGTAGCAGGGTCCAGGAGATCTTCCGTAAAGGTCCCACGTCGTCGAATGGATCGTCAGACCAAACAGCTGTGGCTTGCTGTTTGGTGTGGATTGATATCTTGTGGAATCGGAACCCGTGCTGGTTCCTGGGAGTTGAGACGGTGGCTCTCGCGAGCCGTACTTCGGTGCGGTTGGCTCGAGGTCGCTCGGACCCTGAAGACCGTGTGTGGCGAGCTCCGCGCTTCTGCTCTTGAGCAGAGGCGTGCCGTTGTGCCCCGCTGTTTCAACTTTCCCAGGCGGCTTCTTTCTTGGCTTGATCGCCGACTTGACACAAAAGCTAAACTTGCCTTCAGCAGGGTTAGCCGTGCATTGCCATGTGCGCCAGAGTCGGTAAAGAAAGAAGCTGTTAGCCAGCATGTGCAAACACTGAGTAGCAGACACGTGACTCCTCCAAGGTTGTTGGAGGATATCAAGCATCACGTTTACACACTGCTGCGCGGTAGGTTCCGAAATAATACTTCGTTTTCCGTGCCTTCTTCGTCTGCTGCTACGGTCGAGAGCGGGCGTGAGGCGGGTGGTTACAACGGCTACCTCTCTTCTTTGTCTAGGGCTGCCTGGCGGCAGGCCTCTGCTTCGAAGAGGGGTGGTGGTCCCCTTCCGGGTTCCGGTTGTCCTGAACCATCGCCTCTCGCTGCTGTAATCGAGCGTAGACTGAGCGCCAATATACGGCGTCGTGCACGATTTGTTTACCCAACGGTGTCGAGCGCCGAGCGCAATATGACTTATGCAACCAGTCATTTGTTGCGCTCGGCTGCGGGTAAACGAGTCGTGCACAACGCTTCGTGTATTGCGGAGCTTGGGATGAAGGCACGGATCATTACCATTCCGCCGGCACATTGCTTTACCAGAGGAGATCTCGTTAGACAGATCCTCTGGCCTGCGCTCCTCGAGGCTGTCCCACAGATACTTCCGTATGCTCCGCATACGGAAGAGGACATCCTGCGAAGGTTGGCAGGTTACCGTCATGATAGTAAGATCTTCCTTTCGGCAGATCTTACTTGCGCCACGGACGGTTTCGGGCATGATGCGATCTCTGCTGTCATTGATGGCATCAACCGTGCAGGACTTCCTGGCTGGTTGGTGTCTGAACTCCGAGAGTCCCTCGGAGTTGGCAGAGAACCACATTATGTTCGATACCGCCTGTGTGACATGACGGAAAGTGAAGCAGTTAGGTGCCGAAGACGTTATGATGTGATTGAGGGGTGTGTTGAAGTGCCCAAGGTTAGGGGTTCCCTCATGGGTACCCCGTGCTCTTTTGCAATCTTGAGCCTCCTCAATCACTGGATGAGCGAAAGGCTTGGACCAGCCAGAATCATATGTGGCGATGATCTGGCTGCCGTGACTCATCGTGATAACGTCTCTTCCTATAGCCAGAGGGCCAGTGCTATAGGAAGCAAACTCCATGAAGGAAAGTCTTTCCGGTCTAATATAGGCTTCGTGTTCTGTGAAGCTTATGCACTGTCTGCCAGAGACGGTGTAGGGATTATTCCCTTTAGACCTCCTTCCCTCAAGGAGTTTGTCAGGGGCGGTAATGGTGTCATGAGTCAGCATTCTGTGGACTCGTCTTCGTTCAATCGTCTTGCTCGCTGCGCCAAGACGATTTATAAGAACCAACGTAAGTTGGCAATGAAGAAGCACAGACCTGCAGAGCTCCCAGCTTGTCTGGGCGGTCTTGGTCACCCCTGTAAGGGGCGCCTCCGGGTGCCTCGCTGGTGCAGGGAGGCTCTGCGGGAGCTTTATCTGTGTGAGAATGCTGGGCACGATGGCCCTCATGACGTAACGAAGTATATTCGAACTTTGCAGGTTCCTGCTATTCCGGCCGACCGCCGGAGTTTTAAAGTCTCGCAAACAAGGATCAGAGAATTTGTCTCCGACAGACAGGTTCCTGCCAATGACGTCCTTGCTCACGACGACTTTCTCACCCGTTCTCAAGTTTCTACATATGTCGGTCTGTGTACAAACCTTGAGTACTTGGCATCGGGTGGGAGGTTTCGCAAAGTTCGACCACAAGATATCAAACCAGGAAAGCAGAGGTGGCCTAAACCCCAAGACGGTTGTCGAGGGGGGATCTTGTCCACTCATACGAG